CAACGGAGTAAACAGCAGGTGTTCCTGTTGCTTGTCGTACTGGCTGCTGATGTCGAACTGCAATTTCCCGGTCACCGATTCCAGCTTATCGCCGCACGTTATCTGATTGCCTTCGTAAATGAAGTCGATAGCGCGGTACACATCGTCATACAGGCCTGTTTTCAGTACACACCATTGCGGACCATTGGCGCCTGAAGATGCGTCGTACACGAGAACATGGCGCGCAAGATGGATAATCAGCAACTCATGCGCATCAAATCGCAGCGATTCCATCACACCATCAGCCAGTTCATCAGCAGTGTAGGAGCGGAGGATTTTCTCAATGCTCGCGCTGGCGATTGGTGAAACCTGACCGGATCCGATGATGTAAACAGACGGCGCACCTGTTGCCGGATTGCTGATGAACGCATACGAATCAGCGAATGGAGTTTTACAGTAGGTTCCGGCAATACCTTTCTGCACCATCAGCGATGGCTGTGCGACATACAAAGCGGCACCAACGGTGGTTGCACCAGTCAGGGAAAAATACTCAATCGTCGATGAACCAAAGCAGACGATGAAGTCTCGCCATGTGCCGATACCGATGATGCCGTCCGGCTGCGATTCTGCGCGATATTGTGCACTGTAGCGGTCAGGATGCGATTCGTCTTCAAGGTCAGTGATAAACCATGAATCAGTGCCGTCTTTTGACCACGCATAACGCCCGCGCAAGCGCGTAATGTCGCGAACCGAACCTAACTCATACTGCGTAAATCCACTGTCTGTAGGCCAGTTTGAGATGGTTTTAACCGTGCCATCATAGCGATACTCGACCAGTTGACCATTAACTCCTACCGCCTGAGATGTACGACCATGCGCCATTGATACACGACCACTTCCGGCGACGTCACCGACTTCGCTTTCGCCTTTGTACAGCTTGCCACCACACACGCGATAAACAGCACTCTGCGCCATGTTGTACTCGACGCCGCGAGATACACCGTTCACATCAGATCGTTTGGCAATGCCCGGGAATGAGCGAAGATATCCCGATGAATTCAACACCTCCTTGGGCGTAGCTAAAAGATTGACTGGAAGTTGGTCTATATAATCAGCATTAACCGCACTTTTCCCTAATCCCTTCATTAGTGGTAGTTGTTGTATTGCCATTGGAATCAACCTTTATATGAACCCAGTTAGCATCACGCTTTAGCCTACTTGCCCAGGTCTTAGATATCCCGTACTTAGCCGCAATTACTGACAAGCTTTCTTTTGATGACTTGATTGCAAGAACATCGTCATCACTCAACTTGTGTTTTGGGTGCTTGGTTCCGAAAAACTTGATTGGTTTCTTTAATCCTGTGGCGTATGCATGTTTGATGTTTTCGCTTTGAGTGCACCACTCAAGATTATTGACGTTATTATTGAGTGGATTGCCATCAATATGATTTACCTGAGGCTTGTTTTCAGGATTTGGCAGGAATGTCATTGCAACGATTCGATGGGCAAAAGTCCATTTTGCTCCGATATTATAAAGCACCCTTCCCTGATTTATTTTAGGCTTTAACCAGCGCCCCTTTCTGAGTTGCGTGCTGCCATGCGCAGCCTTAACAACACGTGAGTGAGAATACACCCTGCCATCTTCTGTTACGGCATAAACACCTTCAAATCCAGGTATATCTTTAGCATTCTCAGAAAGCATATCTACTCCTTAAAGTTTCGATTTTTCATGTACTTATTATATCAAAATTGCCAGCATATTCACTGGCAGATAGTCGATATAGTCGGCATTTCGAAAGTCTTTGCCGACGCCTTTCATAAGCGGAAGTTGCTGAATCGGCATTTATTCACCTATGCGTTTGGGATATCGCCATCAATCATAGGGAGATCGCCTGGATAATATCGGTCAGATGTAAACACGTCATATTTATTACCCTGTCCTACAGGAAAATCTCCACGTCGTCGTATTGAAGGAACAACCAGAGTGTCGGTCATCAAGGCATCATATGAGCGTTGGGCGTTACTGAGAACTTGCGGAGTTGGTTCAAGGCTGTAATCAGATAGCATTCTCAGCAATAACTGATAGCCTACTGCGTGTTTGTATTTTCTTGGAAGACCTGACTCATCATCTGGTAATGGCTGCTCATCTCCAGTTGCGAAAGCGTAACCAATGTCGCCGGGGTTAATCATCCACTCGGACATCATATCTTCCAGATCATTTACACCATCTTCAATTGATTGCGGCTCAACATCAGTCAGCGATGCATTAGAAGCAATAGCAAACTTACGAAGCGCAAAAAGGACGATCTCACCCTTTGTCAGTAATGTTGCCATTGTCTGCCGCCTTACGACCTCGCTTACTGGTCGGTTTCAATTCATCAACTGAGGCAACAAAGCCCAACTTTTCGAAAAACTGGAAGTCTTTTTCTGCGATAACGGCCTGTACATGCCCGGATTCGTTATCTGCGGCAAGGAATACACTCATGCGATCCATATTGTTTCCTTAAAACATAAAAGGGGCGTAAGCCCCTTGTTATTACGGATTACCGAAGAACTGACCGCCCATGTGAGGGTTAAAGCACACATATGCAGGCAGTAAGTCGAAGCGCATTTTTTGCACGTTGGCATCGCCATCTGCGTATTTATGTACGCGGATGGAGAAACCTTCATATGTTGCAACAGCAGAATCAATACTGTGCAGTTTCGGCAGTGGGATAGAGCCAAGTCCACAGAAGAACTTGTTATAGAACAGGTTTGGCTTCATTGTCTGGCTAGCAGTGCCTACTACAGATACGGCATCGCCTGCCTCTACCTGACGACTTACAGAGTTGTACTGCGGGTTTGTAGTGTCATAAATCGGAACACCAGAAAGCGTAACCGTCACATCGCCACTGCTGTCTGAATTAGCATCAGCAGTAACCGTTGCAGTGAAGCTAATTGGTGTGGCTCCGTTATACAACGCCTGTTTGGTCTGCTGTTGCAGCCAGTAGGTGTTGGTGAATTTGACCTGATCACCAGCTTTCAGGAAACCTGTAACGCTGGTTGTCGCCCCGGTCAATGTTACAGTGAACTGGTATGAGTCTTTAACTGCGTTATAGGTAACAGTTGGCTGTGTTTTGACTGTCAGTGTTCCGCCAAATGCCCCCTGCGTACGAGAGGCAAGCCCATTAGACATCAGTGCGCGAATGCCGCCAAAATTGGTTGGGATCTGCGCATTCTCCCATGCAGTACGAACCAATTGATCTGAAGCGTGCAAACCAGTCTGCGCATCAGCAAGTCGCTGTGCAGACCATGGGTCCATTACAGCATAGTTTTCACCTTCATTAACGCCGAGGTCTTTCAGGAAAGATGCCGTCTGCGCAACATCAGACCATTTGGTGATTGGAGTATTGGGGCTACCAAGTGACAACGCACCGTTATTCATCATGAAGTGAGCAAGCTCTGTTTCAAGGTCGGTAACGATTCGCTGGCGAACCGGCGCGAGAATTTCTTCCAGTTGGTTAAGCTTGATCGCTTCCTCCAGTTGCTGATATTCAACAGCAACAGTGATGTAGTTACCTACACGCCCCGTAGCTTTACCTGAGATCAGGTTGTTTTTATTTTGCCCTGAGATATCACCAGTGGGAGTACGGAGGGATGAGAATTGATGCGGACGTTTAAAGCTAACGCTATCGCCAGTGCTGGAGTTGATTTCACCTGCCAGCAACTGACGGTCTACGGTTTTCGCCAGAACTAAATCTGACATAAAACCCGGAAGGAATTTTTTCAGAACGATTTGACTGACGTTACTGTCGAGATTGTTAGGCATTTATCTTTTCCTTATTCGATTTTTGCGCCGGGGCATAATTTGTTGAATTCGTCTTGTTTCGCATCAGCACCGCCACCACGTACTTCCGGCTCTGGCTTGATGGCTTTCTTTGGTTTTGGAGCAAGGCTTACCTGTTTGCTAATCTGCCCCAAGAGGAATGCTGCGCGAATTGGATCTGTCTCAGCGGCTACACGCTGGCGTAATTGCTGGCTCTTACCTAAGCCATAGGCGAGTAGTTCAGAGCCTTCGTCTGCACAGTGAATGATGATTTCCTGCTGAATTGGTGGTAGCTCACTAAGAACAATGGCTTCCATTTCCTGATAATCTTTCACAGGAAGTTTGGCTGCCCGTTGTTTATGCGCTTCTACCCTTTGCTGGAAACGCTGTTGGTATTCCTGTTGCTGACGTAGTTTTTGTTGCTGCTGCTGTTCGACACGGCCTTTTTTCTCATGCCAATCAGTCAATGCCTGTTCAAACGCCTGTTCGTCATAATCACACGACTCAAGAGTCGGTTTTGGTGGAATAGCGTCTGGTTGTTGTTGCTGATGTTCCGCAGGCTTGGATAATGCTTCCTCAAGCTGGCGGCGCAACTCACGGTTTTCTTTCTGTGTTTCTTTGAAGCCTTTGCGAAGATCTTTCACCCATTGCGGTGCAGGTTGCCCGTCAATGTGATCATCATCGTCAGCGTTAAGCTGAATTTCTTCATCACCAATACGCAAGGCGTAATCTTCTGGTGTCTCTTCGGTTTTTTCAGGATCAGTTGCCATCTCTTTTCCGTTGTCATCCTGGCTTTCATTCTCAGGCTGCGACTCTGTTTGGATGATGGTTTCTTCTGCATTTTCCTGTGTTTCAGACAGGTCAATAACCTGACCGTCGATGATCAGTTCGTTTTCCATTGATTACTCCTGGTTAACTCGGCATTAAGTCTGCCGGTGACTGTGGTGGTGACTGGAATTGCTGTTGTTGTGACTCGGCGACATCTTTCAGAAGGCGTATTGCCTCCATCACTGCTTTGTCATCGATGTTTCTGGCTTGAGCCAGTTTATAGACAGTGTTTGCCTGACTCTCCATCGCATCCTGCTGGGCAGTAAATGCTTTGATTTGAGTTTGAGCAGTTTCGTTAGTTGCTTTTTGCGCTTCTGCCTGCGCTGCTACCATTTGCGCCTGAGCGAGAACCATTTCAGGATTTGGCTGGCTTTGTGCTGCCATTTGCGCCTGTTGAACAATCTGCTGCTCTTTCTCATTGCGTGGTTTTGCAATACCAGATATCAGCAGTTGGTTTCGGTTGTACTCTTTGAAGTCATCAAGGCCTTCGCCATCGATATTGTCCAGAATAATACCCTGAATTGCCGGGCGCATTGGGTCTGTTGGAAGCATAGAGCTAAGGACATTTGTCAGTACAGAAACCGTTGCATCACGTCGTGCTGTGTAGCTTGGTCCAACATCAACCGTCACATCGTATCGACCGACAGAAAGGTCATTTAACGCAACAACAGCCCCTGTTTGCCTGTCAACAACCTGTGCGCTCAGGACTGCGATATCATCACTTCCATCTTCGTTAACGATGCGCACTTCACGTTCTGAACCGTACACTTCACGCGCCATTGACAGCCATACTTCACCAGCGCGTTTAAGACTTTTCGCCATATTGTCCAGATAGATAAACGAAGCCATATCTGCTCTGTTCATCAAGTTGTTAACCGTTTCCTGAGCAATATTACTTGGCATCTGCTGCATGGCCTGACTGCCGCCTGTAACCTCCTGAATATCAGCACTGGTTTGCTGTAGTAATGCAGCCAATGCCTGATTCATAACCGCAGGCTGTGTATATCCTGCCGGGGTAGCTCCAGCGATAATGTTGCCAGATTTATCTCTCACTTCGCGCAACGGCAAGAACGCTGGGCGTTTCTTGTTGCGAGCCTCCCAGTGCTTCTCAAGTCCACGAATTTGCTCCATGCCAACTATAGGGATCTGACCGGGGTCTTGCGCTGCAGTATCAGCCAGCATTGAAACCTGAAGGTTGTACAAACGCTGTGGATCCATTGCTTTTGCAATGTGCCCTTCGACACGCTCAATGTCATCAATGAACCAGCGTTTTCCATAAACCGGGATGAGGGGGATATGCTCACCAGGAATACGTCGAGGTTTCTCAAGGAAACCATCACCATCCACTACTGATACATACACACGACGGCGCTTCACTGAGCGCCTTGCCACTTCCTGAAATCCAGCTATTGCCAGTTCATCTTCAATATCTTCAACCTGATCACTGTCGTATGTTGCAATCTCTCCAGTGATTGGATGTCGATAACTGATGACGTCAACAGACTCTTTACGAACTTCGTAATACTTCGCTATGTAAATAACATCTGCATCAAACCAGTCATATTCCCAACTGGTCATAGACGTTACATCCAGAGAAGTAGGAGGTTTCTTTCCGT